CCTACGTCAACGCCAGGCGCAAGAAAAAGGCCGCTGCCGGCACAATCGAAAAAGAGGTAGGGCTTATCAAGCGCGTATGGAAATATGCCCGCACAAACAAAATGGTGCATCATTTCCCCTTCGAGGAAATCAAGATCCCAGGCAAAAAAACAGCTGCCATGCGCCCGATCAGCGTCAAGCAGGAGGAAGCCCTCTGGGAAGCCCTGCCGGCATCGTCACTGCCCTACTACAAATTTGTAGCCTATACCGGCTGCCGCATGTCAGAGGCCCTGAACCTCACCTGGGACGATATCGACTGGCAAGAGAAGGTCGCCTGGGTATCCTCCGGCAAAAACCGGCACGGTGAGGTGGAGCTCCAACCGGTCTTCCTGGGCAAAAAAGCCCTGGCGATCCTCAAAGATCTGCACCACAGAAAGCTCTCGGATACTTGGGTCTTCATCAACCCCGTCACCGGAGAACCCTACAAAAACCCCAAGAACACCCTACGGCGTGCCATTAAAAAACTAGGCCTGCCCATGCGCTCAGTTCACGATCTAAGGCACCTTTTCGGATCCCGCCTGGTGGAAAGCGGCATCGACAACGTCACTGCCAGCATCCTGATGCGACACAAGGACATCCGCATGATGCGACGATACACACACCTGTCCAGCGGACACCTGCGAAAGACCCTCGACAAAGCCCAGAAAAAAGACTAAGGCCCCTTCCGGGGTCTTTTTTAATGACTAAAGTGGAAACGAAATGGAAACGAAGGGCAAAATCAATGAAAGGAATCAGCAAAAAATGGAAACGGGTTTCCAATGTAAACTATTGAAAACCCGTCATTATTTCTGGTGGGCGTTACTGGGATCGAACCAGTGGCCCCTGCCGTGTGAAGACCGTGTACCAGCCTGAAAGATGCCTGTTTTTCCAATGGTTTTAAACACTTAAAACATCCATTGATTGTTTGGGATAGCTCAAAATTGGCCTATTTTGCAGAAAATATGAAACGAAAATGGAAACGAGTAACGTTTTCGCGAAAATTTCCGTGTAAAAATGGAAACGAAGGTCAAGCCAGCAGCACCAAACCGATAACATCCATTCGCTCTGTACTGCCCGGGGAGAACCGCACTTCCTGGATCTCCCCTACCACATTGCCGGAAAAACCGAGCGTCACGGCATCGGCGAATTCGAGCTCGCAGTGATCGAGAAAGACCTCTGGTGCATGCTGCCATCGCCTGGTGGCGTACTGCGTCAGGTAAAAATCTCGCAGCGAGTTTGCCATATCTGCATCCCGGACGAAATCCATCATAAACAGATCCGGCCTTTCTTGCTCGCCATATGCTGCTATGGAAGTTGCGTCCGAGTCTGAGGTTGACGCCTTGTAGGCACCGTCCCCTTTCGGCTGGGTCCAGTCTCGGTCGTAAAGGAGATTGATTACGTTGAGCACGTCGCTGTAGCTGACCTTGGTGCGACTGTAGGCTTTGCGGCCGTCACTGATGCGGCAGGCCGGAATGGTTTTGACGCTACTCAGATAGTCCGGACGGGCGATCAACAGCCCTGTTCCCAGATGCATGCGGAAATAACAGCGAGACTGTAGCGCGATATCGTTGAGCCAGTCGATAGCTCTGCGGTATTCGGTAATCGCTCCATCGATGCGGTAGGTCGCGGGCAGGCTCCCTCGCTGCGCAAAAGATGCGACTCCGCAATATGTCGAAAGGATGTCCTCGACCACGGCTCCGGGAGTGGAGACGTTGCGTACCACATCCACCATTACCGTGTCGCCCACCAGGGTATTGGCAACCGAGTTACCGGCAAGGGTTGCCGTGCCGGTTTTTACGACGGTACCTGTTTTGGTCACGGATCCTCCCAGGCTGACATCGCCCGTCAAGGCAACCGTGCCGGACTTATCGACCGAGCCGCTCAAACCAACGTCCCCGCTCAGGGCGACCGATCCACTGCGGTCGACCGTACCCGTCTTACTTACCGCGCCGGATTTTGAAACCGTCCCGGTTTTGCTGACGGTGCCGCTCTTGCTGACAGTGCCGGTGAGATCAACCGTCCCTGTCTTGGATATATTCGCCTGGGCAAAACCGACACCGACTCCGGATGCGTAATATTTTACCTCGAGCCAGACCTCCCAGACACGGGCCTGCCCGCCGATAGCGCCGAAATCGATACTCTTGCCGTCGATAGTATTCCAGGATGACAACGTCTTCCAGGAGCTATACCAGACCGTTTTCGAGGTCGAGTCCGGCAAAGTATAGACGCCATCAACCTTGAGCCCCTTTGAATAGGTGCTGTCGCCGTACATGATGGCCCAGCGGTAGCTGACCGGTGTGCCGCTTCCGGAATAGTTGGCCACTCGCGTAACCGTCGCGTCGCCATAGGATGACCTGTTGTTCAGAATGGCGGCCGTGTTGGTATCGTCATCAATCGCGTTGCCCTTGGGAACAACCCAGAAGAGCCCCGATGCGCCCTCGATGGAGTCCGGCTGCACGTTTACGGTCGAGGTCTCTGCCTCATGCTCATGCCCCTCGTCGGCCACGATGATGTCCTCGCTGAGGGCGAGAGTGTCGGACAACGCGATTAGATCATCGATGCCGATGCCATCAAGAATGGTGATCAGGTCATCGATGCCAATGCCATCATTGATGGTCAAGGTGTCGCTGATACCGAGCGTCGAGGCGACGGATAGCAGGTTATCGATGGTGATGGTGTCGTTCACGCCAAGATCGGAAAAGATAGCCAGATCGTTGAGAATGGACACCGTGTCCTCGATGGCGATCCCGTCATTGACCCACATCTGCACAGCCTGCTGCACAGTGATATACCCGGGAATAGTGGCAACTGCCATGCCAGGATAAGAGGGATGCTCATCACCGGTTTTCCCGGTGTAGCAGGTCGCCGCGGAAGATATGTCAACCTCGGCATCGCCAAGACGGGCATAAATCTTTGGCATACTGTCCACCGGATGTGACGCCACCACGTAGGCAAACACCGACTTGACCTGCCACACCACGGCTCCCTTGAGGTGGGATGCTGCGGCGGTCGATTCTGATCCGCGCGTGACCTGCAGGGTATCGTCGATGATGCTCGTGATGGTCATGCGCTCATCGTCGATCTGCAGTACCATATCGACCGCCAGGCCGGTCGCGTCGGAAACGTCGAATTCTGTGGCTGATTCGGATATGGCCGCAGGCAGAGACGTTTTAACGCCGGCATCGACCGCCCGGGCCGGAAGCTTGCTGACCGATCCATAGACGATGGGCAACACCTTGCCGATATCATCCTGGTCGGCATTGGGATAAGTCGTTCGATCGACCTTTGTGCCGATGTATTTTTCCAGGCGACTGCTTTCGTCTTCGATGGTCAGGCGTACCGTGGCATCGTCCGGCAATGCGATATCACGCACATAGCCACGCAGGATCTCCTGCGGCGGATCGGTGGACGGGTCGAGGTCGGCAAACCACAGATAGAGGGATGCCGGCGAGGCCTCCAGCTCGTACTGGGTGGCGATATCCTCCGCGTTGGGCGAGGCGTCCGGGTCGATCAGCAGCTCCACGTTAAAATCTGACATACGGATCTCGCCCAGCGTGCCGGAAACGCCCTCGCGGACCTCACCCCAACTCGATACCCACGGCAACGTGTTGACATCGCCGTTCCACTCCTGCAGATAGACGACATCGCCGGACAGGTAATAGTCCTCGCCGCCAGCGGTAAGCTTGAGGATCCAGACCGGAGCGATGCCGGTTTTTTTGTTTTTCTCGGAGGCAAACTCGACAGGGAAGGTTTTCATCAGGCGTCCTCGAGGATGAAGCTGACCAGATGACGATCGGGGCCGGTCCGCCGGCTCTGCATGCGCGTCTCAGCCAGTTTTACGCGGCGCTGGACATCGTCCTGATCAACCCATGTGAAGGCGCGCCGAACGCCCTGGACCGTATCGGATACAAAGTTCAGCAGCTCGTCGAGCTCGGCATTGCTTACGGCGACGGTCACCGGGTACGTGCCGACGGCAACCACATTGGCGGCATACACATAGACCGCGCCGGAGGAGTCGCGCTCGCGGGCCTGGCGCAGGCCGAGGGAGTTATCGCCGGCACGCCGCAAGGGCGCGCCGGTTAGGGTGACGGTGTGGCTGCCATAAATCAACTGCATGGGATCAACCCTCCATCACCGTCAGCGTTACGACGTAACGCCCGGGAGCGGTCTCGGCGTAGGTGATTTCCGGAGATGCCAATCTCACCACCTCACCTCCTGCGGGGATGAAATCCTCCTGCCCCCCGGCGCCGTCATCGGACTGTAATCCAACGCCCTCATAGAGGCGCATGGGCTCACCTAAAACAAAGGTTTCGTCCATAAACTGCAGATCGTCGCGGACGAAAGTCAACAGCGCCTCCAGGTCGGCGATGCTCATCCCCTCCCAGCGCAGCGGCCATGTCCGCTCATCGGCGACCGCCGCGCCACCGAAACGCACCCCGGCGACGCTGGCGGGGACGGACTGCACCACCTCCAGACTGCGTGTCGTGCGAGCCGGATACCGCGATAACGTGACGGACGCATCGCCGCAAATGAGAGACAAGGCCATGAGACAACCCTAAGAGGAGGCCCGGCAGCTGACGATGATCACGCCGTCCCCGCCAGCCGTTTCGGCCTCATCGTTGGCATTGCGCTCGGCCAATAGAGGCGAGAGGGTTTTCAATAACATTTTGCGATCGGGACAGGTGTCTTTTTTGCTGCAGGCGGAGCAGCGATTCATGTCGATGGTCCACATTTTTGTTCCCTCCCTATAGGCCAATCTTAGCTCGCTCGACGCGGCCCCAGGCGCGCACGTCTTCTACAAAGGTTTGATACTCAGTAACCAGGTCCGATTCACCAGGCTCAAACACATAGGCCCCCTGCAACACTCCAACCGCGATACGCGTCAGATACATCTCATCCTCGGCGCTGTATTTGTCCCGAATCTGTTCCTGCATGCGCTGATTAATCAGGCGACAGTGCGGACTCGATGCTTTGATCTGCTCGCGCAACTCCGTGGTTATCGTCACCGGTTCGACAGTGATCTGATTCGGCTGCGGCGGCAAATCATCTGGACCGCTCACATAGGTGTAGCCGTCATCCAGCGTGCACAGCTCCTGCAGATCCTCGCCTTGGGCCTGGTAAACCGTATAGGCGTCGGACTGTTTTTGGTAGCGGTAGATTTTCATAGGAGGCCTCCTTGAGGTGGTTGATTAAATGGGGCAGACTGGCCGTGCCCTTTGCGTGGCCGAGCAGGGAGACTACGGCGCGGTGGTCGCCCTGTTTCACCCGGCGCCGAAACTTGAATAAGCTGTGCTTGCGGATCAGGCGGCGCTGCTGCCAAGTGCGGTAGCCGACGAAGTTGACGCCGTTCTTGACCTTCTGGATGGTTGATTTCGACAGTTCCAGGCGCAGGTTGTCGGCCAAAAATTCCGTCAGTCTCTGCCGGCAGTCCAGGCATTGGCGGCGCGTCAGGCCAATCAGCACGAAATCATCAACATAGCGCACGTAATGCTTCACCTTGAGCGCCCGCTTGATGTAGTGGTCTAGTGGGTTGAGGTAGATCAAAGCATAGAGTTGGCTCAGCAGGTTGCCGATGGGGATTCCGACCGGTCCATCGGTCTCCGCGAAACGCATCATAAGTTCACAGAGACGCTGATCCTTGATCTTGGCCTCGATCAGCAACCGCAGGATGTTGCGATCGATTGAGTAGAAAAATTTCCGGACATCCAACTTGAGCGTGTAGCTGTCCGGGTCGCATGATCGTAGGGCCTGCTGCGTATATTCGCTGGCCTTGTGAGTACCGTAACCGATCCGGCAGGCGAATGATGTGCTGATAAACGTCCGGTCGAAGATCGGGTAGATCGTGCGGTAAATGGCATGCTGCACCACACGGTCGCGAAAGTGTGGAGCATGGATAAGGCGCGGCTTCGGTTCGCGAACCCAAAACGTCTTATATGGCCGAGGTCTATAGAAACCGCTATGAATCTCCCAAAAAATAGCGTCCAACTCGCCACCCAAGTTTGTCTCGAACTCAAAGCAGGCCCGCTTGCCGCGCTTCCCTTGGCGGGCGTCTAGGTATGCCTGAAAAAGGCTTTCGCGAGTAAATGTCCCTTCAAGCAGATTGCCATAGCGCTTCATTGAGCCTCCGGTCTTCGGGCTTTGCCTACCAAAAGGAGGCTTTTCGTTGATTTCGCGTAACGCGGGACAGCGCATCCCTGAGACTTCCACTGCGCGCTCCTCGCGCCTTGAGGTTGGAAGTGTCAGTCCGCCCGGAAACCCACATTGTTGTTCGAGTTCGTCCGGTTGTTGTTCCAATTGACCGCCGACACGCCCGCGTTGGAATTGTTGCTCCAATTCGCGCACGATAGCAGGCACACGCTGAGGCACTGCCCCATGGTTTACCATCTATTGTCTTCCTTGATTTTCCGAATCCAAGCTCCAATCATGCGACCCAGTTCGTCCACCAAATTGCCGAGTGTTGTAAAGCGCTTCGCTTCGAGTTGCTCCGGAGCTGCGTCCGACGCCCTTCCGTCCTTAAAGCGAAAATACCCAAGCTCAAAGGCTAGGTAGATCTGCATACGCAGGCGTTGGTGCGCTATATCCAAATTGGTCAGAGTGGTTTTCTTTTGGTAACGTTTTTCACCCTCGGTGATATAGTCATAAACCTCATACGCGCTATTCCTGATGCGGTTACCCAGGGCGAACTTCTCCGCCTTTGGAAAGTGGTTTAAATAGATATTGAGCAGCTTTACAAACTCAATAAACTTCCTGTTTAACTGAACCTCTCCGTCAATGCTCATTCTTCGCTATCGCTCAGTTAACAGGGAAGCAGGCCGCCCGGAAACCCACACCGTAGTACGAGAGCGTCCGGCTGCTGGACCAATTGACCGCCGACA